TGAAAAGTATAAATTAATGCTCTTCTTGTTGAGAAATCTCCTTCATAATCATCTTGAAAAGTTACATTTTGAAGAGTAATTGGAACGTCTCTTTTCTCTCCTATAGATGATATTAAATCAATTGTGACGCTAAATGAGGGTTGAAAATAAGGTAGAATCTGTTCAACTACCTGCAACGCATCATCATTCAATTTAGTAAGTAAACTTAATTCAAATCCAATATTATATGGAACTGGTAGAAAAACTCTTTTAAGTTTATCATCATTACCTACTGCCTTGAATGTTTGTGTAATACCTGCCTTTCTACTAGAATCATATGCTATTGAGGTCATCTCAAAAGACATTCGGGGAAGAGTGATCGCTACCATTTTATTTAAATCTGGTTGTTGATCTAATCTTGCAATAAATTTTGCAGCAGGACCGTATGCAAGAGGGACTCTTTTTTCATCTACAATTGTCCCATTTGCATCTTGATGTTTTACAATCATATTATTGAACAACGTTCCAAACGCTATGATTGTCTTTCTAATTATTTCGTGATAGTAGTAAGTTCCTAACATTAGTATAAACCAAATGGATTTGACTCAGAGAAATCAAGAATTTGATCCGCTTCGTCCTCAATCTCTGCACTATGATCATATTTATCGGTTTCTGTATTTGCTGCAGCAACATTAATTGTATAATTTGTTCCAGAGGTTTGACCAGTGACTCTCTCACCACTGAAGAATATTCCAGTCTGAATACCAACTCTTAGTATCTTTGTATCAAGATCCCAATTTTTAACTCTTGCTTGAGTATTGGAATTTGAACCAACGACTAGTTCATTATATAAGTAACTTCCACTTCCTGTTGCAGTTGAAGGTGCATTGAGAGTTAATGTTGGTGGTGAGAAGAATCCAGCACCAGCATTTTGAATTAGCGTAGTTACAGTTCCAGCAGCACTAACCTGTGCACGTAAAGATGCTGGTATCTGAGGTGATAATGATGGTGCACTAACAAGAACATTTGGAACTGTTGAATATCCAACACCTCCAGAATTAGTCATATTAATAGATACAATTCCTTTTTTACCATCAGTTCTAATAATCGCTGTTGCAGCTGCACCAACTCCTCCACCACCAGATATTGTGATGATAGGAGCAACGGTATATCCTGCACCAGCATTTGTAAGAACAATTTCTTCTATTGAAGTAACAAAATTTCTAGTTGTTATTATTCCTATAGCAGTTGCATTTGTTCCACCACTTGGGGCAGTAGAAATAGCGATAGTTGGTGTGCTGGTAAATCCTGAACCATCATTTAAAAGTGCTATATTTTGAATATAACCCGTTCCAATCGTTGCGGTTGCAGTCGCAGTTGTTCCAGCGGAATACATTGTAAGATCAGTTATAGTTCCAATATCTTCAATTTTACTATCAATCTCATCAATTCCTGTATCAATTGTTTCATCATTATATTCAAATAATTCACATTGTAATTCATAAACATATGTGTTTCCTAATTGATAAAATGGAACCTCATGTTCAACAAATTTAACTTCAAAGAGTCTACCACCTAAAGGAAAGAAAACTAAATCCCCTTCACGGGGTCTCAATACAGCAGCACCAATCTCATCAGGATCTTCCTGACTTAAAAATGGTGCGACAAAATCTTCAAACCTTTCTCTAGAGATGACCAATTGCAACTCATCTCTCAAACTCATACCAAATTTAGTTAATACGTCTCCAGCACCACTATATCCATCCCATGTATTCACATACGCTTCAAGTAGATAATTATCATCAAATTTTGATGCTTCAATTTCTTGAAACACCGTACTCCTATTTACAAATTTTCTAGGAATATAAGTAACCTCAACACCATAAATTTTTAATTGCTCATTAACGAGATCCTGAACTAATCTCTGTTCACTTGATGATCCTTGTAGGAAGAAGGGATTTAAAGCCATTATCCAATAAAGTCTAGAGGTGGAAGTTCATATGTGGTACTCATTTCTTCTTTAATCATTTGTATCTCTCGAAGTGCATCATCATATATTTCTCTACCATTCAACTCAATACCACCTGGCAGTTTTACACCCTTAAATTTAATTAAGTTTTGACCCCATTGTCTTTTTATCAATGATGTTAAATATCTTTTTAAAAAACTATCATTAAAAACTTGTGTAAATGTTGTCGGATCTAATATTCGATGACAGTCAATAACAATAAAATCTCCAACATTTATACCATCATAATCAATATCCAAATATAATCTATCCTGTCGTTTATTAAATCTTATTTGTGCCTCTGTTGTAAGAAGAAAATCAATATCTTCAAGGTATGACTTAACCATTGCATACTGTAATAATTCTACAGAATTAAAGTAATATAAGTCATTTAAAAATAATTGATATTTAATACTAAACATACCACCAGATATAGCACTCATATCAAATTTAAATATTTTTTCGATACCTATCACAGTTTCAGGAACCTGAATGAAGTTTGATGTTTCATAAAAATTATTCGTAGTTGTACCATAACCACTTATTGCTGTAGATATGCCTGTTGTAGTAACAATACCAACTCCTGTAGTTCCCTTTGCCTTTCCTCTATCAATATCTTCCTGAGTAAACTGATATTTAAGATACATTCTCTCGATACCATCAAAATGCCTTTCTTGAAAGTATTGAATTGCATCATCGACTAAATCATCAACCTGATCATCATCAACGTTGATTTCCAATACAGGTGCACCCAACTGCCTAAAGCAATAATCAATTAGTTCTTGTCGTGTAGCAGGTTTCGCCATTAGAAATCCTCAGTGTCTACTGTAATATTTTTTGGTTTTTTCTTACCTCTCAGTTGAATCAATAAATTTTCCTGATCAGTTACCTTTGCACTTAGTTGCTCAACAACATGATTTAAACCCATAACTCGTGTTTCTAATCCTATAATTTGAGCAAGCATATCGTGTGTCTTTTTTTGATACACTGATATGATCATTTTGTATTCGTTTTCATCCATAACAATATATAAAAAAAGGTGGGAATACACCCACCTATATTTATAAGTTATACTTTACCGTTAGAACGAGCCACCATCGACTGTTATATTTTCCAACTGTCTAAGTGAACCATCATGACTAATCACTGCAGATAATCCTGCAGCATCCTTGACAAATAATCCACCTGCTTCTATTGTAGCGTGTGTCGAATTTGTTAATACACTTGATGATTCTGATACATCTGCACCGAAAGCGATTCTTCCTACTGAATCATCCCAGAAGACTGCTGCTTTCTTAGCAGAACCACTATAGTAATGGAAGATTAAACCAACATCTATATTTGCATCAGATGAAGGTGCGACTAGTGAACCACCACTATTAACAAGACCTACCTCAATTAAACTATCTTCAACCTTTAAGGTTTCTGTGTTAATTATAGATTGTGTTCCTAATACTGTGAGAGTTCCATTAACAGTTAAGTTATCGTCAACTGTAACTGTTCCGCCAGCAGAGTCTAAAGTTAAACCACCACTTGATGTATCAATCTCATTATCACCTGTTACACCAACCTGAACATTACCACCAGTAAGATCTGTAAATGTACCAGCACCAGCAGATGCACCACCAATAGTCACTCCATCTACAGTACCACCGTTGATATCTGCAGTATCTGCTACTAGTGAGTCTATCTGTGCAGTTCCATCTATGAATAGATCCTGCCACTCTCTATCAGATGATCCTAAATCTCTTGCACCATCTGTAGATGGAAGTAGGTCACTATCGAATCTACCTGTTGCAGTGATTGTATCAGATGATGAATCACCTAGATCTACATTACCTTTTGCATTCAGTAAACCTTCAAATACCGCATCATGAGGAGTGTTTACTGTATTTGAATTAAACTGGATGGAGTTACCCATCTTACCATGTGCTGTGCACTGGTAATGAAGAACTGTAGGAGTTGTATCGGTAACAACAATCTCAACGTATGCGTTAGCGTTACCTTGAGTTCCACTTACAGTAACACCTGTTGTATATTGATATACTTTATCTACATCGAGATAGAATCTTAGTGGATGTGATCCATTTGAAGAATCTGATACATCAAAGCGATAGGTTCTACCAGGTGTAAGTGTGAGGAATGGTGCTTGAACACCATCTAAAACATATCCATTACTACTACCTGAACCATGATATCTATGTTCTCCTGATACCTTAGCTGCAACTTTTACTTCAATCGTTGTAGTTGTACCATGTGGTGCTTGTAAACGATTAAAACCTGAAATTATTGGAGATGATAATTGTGCTGTTGTTAGAACACCAGATACATTTAAACCATCTGTTTCAACTGTTCCATCAAAGAATGCGTTTCTCCATTCTTTTGATGCTGAACCAATATCATGTGCACTATCAGTTGTAGGTATTAAGTCTGATGCAAACTCACCACCAACTACAACGTCATCAGTATCTCCGTCACCTAGTCTGATTGTTCCACCACGGAATGTAACAATACCTATAAATTCTGACTCACCCTTAACAAATAGTCTGTCTCCGATTGAAACTGCTGCTCCTACAGTTACACTCTTCTCTACGCCTAGACCACCATCAATTATAAAGGCTCCTGTATCCTTAGTAGTTGAATCTGTGGTATCTGATATGGTGAGTGGACCTACTAACGTTCCAGTTGTCATCCAACTTAAGTTACCACTACCATCATTTTGTAAAATACCGCTAGTAGCGTTAGTAGCAGGGAATGTATATGTTAAATTACCACCTAATGTTGCAGGTGCTTTAAATTCTATATAATTGTCGCCATTATTCGCACCCTCTACGACTCTTACCGCAGAACCTGCAGTTGCAGTCTCTCTCGTCCAATATCGGTGCGAACCGAAAAACTTGTTATTGGAGGTATTGTTGTCCAGTCCAATATAAAAATCGAACTCATCAGTTACAAACGCTGGTTCACCTGCTTTTAAGGCAGGTAAACTGCTGTTGGCACCTCTTTTAAACTTTATTACAGGAGCAGCCATTGTTTAAAATTTACCTTTTAGCTATTATTTATTATAATCTTAGTTTAATTAGAACGTTCCAGCATCATAAGCATCATCATCAGTAGAATCTGCTAGGTCAACAACTTGTGCGGGATCAACGTGAATGTATTTTTGGGAGGCGGCATCAAACATTAATAAAGTTCTGTCGGCTCTTGCATCAACATTAATATCTTGAACATTTTCAAGTTCTTGAAGTGTTGTAAGAGTAGTGGTCGCTGCTTTTTCTGAAGCGACAACCTTTTGGGCACTTGATGCACCCAATCTAACAGTGATTGTTCTGTTAATTCTAGTTACTCGAATCGCCATTAGGTTTGTGTGACTCCTTTAGTTACAAGAACTGAACCTTCAATAACACATTCAACAACACCAGTTGTATTAGTAGTAAAAATATCATATACATGTCTGCCTGGTTTTAATTCAGCAGTTTGTGTTGTTGATAGACCGATTTGTATTTTTCCTCCAACAGCATCAAATATTGATGAGGTAAACGTGGTCACACCTGTTTTAGCAGCTGGATGCTTTCGCATTTGAGCAGCAACACCAAAGTTAGTAAGATTTACAGGTGAATTACTTACACCATCTTCTAACGTAAACACTTGATCAAAAGTTGTTCCAGTTTTTATTAACAGATTGGTTACGTATACCGCCATATCAAATCACTCGATCTTAGTTATTTATCTATCTAAAAGTTGTCTTAACTGGTTTTTTAACTCATCAAGTTCCCTTCTGAGATCATTTAGTTCTCTCTTCTCAGTTAGTTTTGCATTCTTTGCTTTCATATAGTTTGCATATCCATTCGTATCGGTGTTTACAATCGCACCTGATTCTTCACGGTATAGGTGTTTATGTCCTTCTACTGGTATCATCCTGCTGGCATCTGTCCTGGTTTTGATTCTAATGCTGAAGTGCCCTTTTTCTTATATGGATTAGTATAAGTTCTAGGTTCATCCTCACCATAAAATTTCATTTTGATGGTGGGATTATTTTTAAAATACTCTTTTGTTTCTGGTTCATTAAAATATTGTTTCTTTAAAGGATCATCATCTTTTAAATCTAATATATTGTTTGGGTATTTACCTTTACGTTTACCACCAAAATGTATTGTAGGTCCTGCTTTTACAGTTCCATCCCAATTTTTATCCTCGATCCCAGTTTCCTTATTAATATAAGGACTACTTGTTATTTTACTTTCAAATGTTTTATTAATATCTTGTTCAATATTTTTTAAATCATTCGCTCTAGTTCCTGGTATATTTCTATTGATTTTGTTTTGATCTAATTTTCTACCAGTATATCTTTTACTTATATCACTATAAAATTTTCCTACATCTGGAACCTTACCACCAGCATCAACCTGTATCTTTTCACCACCTAAAGAAGGAAGTTTATTGATTACATCTCTATTGTATTGATCAGTGGTTCCAATATCCTTTTTACTAATACTAACAACCCTACCACCTTTTGTTCTAGTGGTGGTTTCAGAGGCTCTTGATTCTTTCAAACCATTTGATGGTTTTAAATTATTTTTTAATCTGTTAAGTAGTTTTTTTAGATACGCACGTTTTGCACCAGGAACTGGATCACCTGGACCTTTAGTCATCAATTCATCATCTCTTTTTTGTATCATTTCCCTTTGAGCAGATAACTTCCTATTTTTTTTCTCTGCTTTTGTTAAAGGGGATTTACCAGTAAGTTTTGCTTTTCTTAATTCTTCTGCACTAGGTGTATCAGCAAAAGGTCCTTTACCACGGTTTCTTATTTTATCTAATAAGTTATCTTGAGCCTTATCAATCTTATCTAACTTCTTCAAATTTGGATCTGATTTAGCAATTAATTCTTCTCTATCTGATGCAGTATCAGGTTCTAATTTATTTTTATCTACATTTTTGACAATATTTTTTAATCCTTTTCTTGTTTGTGGAGCGTCTTTACCAAATTTTCCCTTTGATTGAAGGTAAGTTCCAGCAAGACCAGCACCCACCATCAATTTTGGTAAAATATTTCTTGATGTCTTACCTAAAACATAAGTAGCAACATTTTCTTGAAATTGTCTATAAGTTTTCATGACACCACAATCACTGATATGCTCAAAAAGAGAGCACACCAGAATATTTTTGGAACGAAACTTAGGGGAATGTGTTTTTTCATTATGCTAATGCGATGACTCTTAGATCTTTGAAACGAGGTGCTTTTGCCTCATTTGTTCCACTCATAACAATTTTAATTTGGAATCCTGTAAATTGTTCAAGTTCATCAACGCTAAACTGATATTCTCTGAACTCACCATCAGAACTTGATCCAACAAAGGCATCTGGTCTTCCATTGTTATTATTTACACTAATAACATCATCACCGAATCCATCACCATCTGTATCTCTAAGATTATCAAAACCAGGAAATAGTTCAAATGCCTGTTCAACACCATTTGAATCGACACGAGTTAGTTTATAAAGAACTCTGAAATCTGCAGATGTATCTCTAAAAGCACCAATCAATACTTTCAATGATGTTGCTGGTTGTTTGAGACTTACCACGTTACTTACATAAGTTGATGCATGTGGATCATCCTCTTCAAGATTGACTCTTCCATCGAAAGCATAATCTGTTATTGGATTATTAAGACGGTTTCTACCTAAGATGATAGCAGTTCCATTTATCACATTCACTCTAGGTGATACATCAGAGTTTGATGAGGTTAGAGTAAGACCAACTGTGAGAGACTTATTCTTAGGTAAAGTTGTTAATCTTGTAGTCTCATTTCTTTCAGATGCAACTATTCGAGGTGTGGTTAAATTGTTCAAATTGTTAATTGCAACATCCTCAAACCCCTGATCAAGGAATGATACCTCAGATCCACCTGCACTTGTTCCAGATACACTTCTAACTTGAGCAGAGATGGTAGTTCCATCACCTGGTGTGATAACATTAAATGTAGGAGTGATTGTGTTGTATTGAATGTTTCTTGTGCCTTTTGCTCCAGAACCACCAACTTGATTCTCATCAGAGAAACTTAATTGATCATCTCCAGTTGCTCTATCGCCTCTGACTATCTCCAAATGATATCTATCTAAATCTCTTTCAGATTTAAGAAGAGCACTTGATGGTAGAGAATGAGTCGTATTGATACGATTGAGAGGAATACCATTTAATTCGTATGAGAATATTTGATCATTCACATTATGAGATCTTTGAATTGAATCAACACCTCTAGAAGAAATTCCTAATGTTCCAGCTGGTGATACTCCAGCAGTTATTGAATTATAGAAAATAATCTCACCATTCACCTGTGCAAATCCTGCAGAGGTATGAATACCACTTTGGAAATTAAATCCAGTAGTATCTGCAACTGATACGCTAGTGTCGTTAACTCCTAATGTTGATGCTAGAGTAGTTGGTGCTGTATTTGGTTTGATACCAGATAATGTTAATACATTATTATCTGCATGCATACCATGACTGAATTGACCAACTTCAATTACATTTCCTTCAAATAAATCATTTATGACAGTTGAACTTGTAATAGTAGTAGCAGCCATAGCCACAGCACTACTACCATTGTATACGACAAGAGGGCGACCCGCAGTAAATTCTTGACCTTGTACATTTGTTAGATAAAGTGTGTTTCTGTTTGATAATCCTGTGACTGTTATTTGTGCATCAGATCCCTGCAACATCGTGCTGGTTGTTATACCCAACACATCACCAATCACATAACCAGATCCACCACTGATACTTGATGGGTCAGCGTTAATTTCACCTTGTGCATTTATAACAATAGTCGCAGTTGCACCTGATCCAGATCCTGTAATATTGTATAGAGGAACCGCAGCAAATGTTCCTTGAGAGTAACCAACACCAACATTAGTCTTGGTCATCGCATTTGCTGTTCCACCTGCATTTTCAACAATACCAGTAATAGCTGTAGTCGCAGTTTCATCACTTACTTTTGCACCAGGTATCAGAATATTATTCATCACAGTGGTGTTACTGATAACAACCTTTAATTTTCTTGGTAATGTTTTAATAGGATCAACTGGTAATATAGATGAGTTACTATTAATAACCTGCTTAGGATTATAGAAGAATGCAGTGCCTGGTGTTAGATTAAAGTTACACTTATAAAGTTTAAACTTCATATCCTCAAACTGACTTGCAGTCCAGATAGTTCCATTCTGTGATTTAAATAAACTACCACCAATATACTGTCTAGTTACAAGAACACTCTCAGCATCAGGTAAAGTTGTTGTGTTCACAGTTCTCTCACCCATTCTTGCAATCCATAGTTCATATAGATTTGATAAAGGTGATAGAACGACTACCGCATACTCTCTCTGAGAAGCAAGATATACAGGAGATGAGAATGTTACTTTAGTTGCAACTGTTCCATCAGTAGATGTTGTGATCTGTGATGGTTCTAAGTCAACTTGTGCATGATCTTCTGCAAGTGTAAGAGTTGGAGTTCCTAGTTCTACAGTTCTAATTTGAATTCTAACTTTTTGACTAGGATCCACATTAGCAAAGAATAAATCAACTGCTGTGATATACACACCATTTGGATGTGCTTTTTCATCAATCGTAAATGATTGTGCAAGTGGATCGCAATCATCAGGTGGTGGTGGTCTCCTCACGATGACTTCAGTTTGAGTAATCGTATCTACAATTCCGTTAGCTTCATAAGTCGTTTCAGCAGAACTGATAATCAAACTTCCCTTCAACCTCTTTGCATTAGTTTCACTTGATGTTAGTTTAAATGTTTTTGTTCCAACAGTAAATCTGAGAGGAGGTAAAGGATTACTAAATGGATCTCTGAAGAAGAATGAACCTAACAAATCTCCAAATGTATCAGGTATTAATTTTATACTAGCAACTGTTGCTTGTGCTCCACTTGTTTCACCAAGTAATATCATACCTTCAGTTACAAATCCAAAATACTTACCTAAAACTTCATCAACTAACGAATTTATATCTATGTTTAAAATTGTTGATGATGATGAATAAACAGATGGAAGTAATAGACTTCTATCATATGGATTCAAACTAAATGTTGTTGTGGGACTTGAACCAGGACCAGTTTTATGATTAGGAGCATATGCCCTTGCACTGAATAATAATGATGATCCAACGTAACCTTCAATGGTTTCACCAATTACAAATGACCCCGAAGTCATTGTAATTTCAATTAATTTTGGAATTACATCAAGACCACTTGAATTATCAAAGAATGCATATTGTCTACCTAATGGTCTTAAACCATTTGCTTCAAATGCTACGTTTCTAGATCTAATATGTGTATCAGGAGCACTTGAAGTTTTTATACTCTCAATAAATGTTCCATCAAATCCACCCGTAATTCTTCTAGTTCCTCCATCTACATAAATGTTTCTTACCCATGAATCTGAAGCAGGATCCAATAAAATTGTTCCTGTAAAATCAATCATATTGAATGGGTTTACATTTTCAACTCTTGATGCTAAAGGTTGTTCAATAAAATCTCCCTCATCATATCTTAATGTTACGTGATCTCCTGTTTTTTGGACATTTGAATCTAGTAACTCAAGATTCGCTTTGAAGTCTGCTGTATCAGTGTTTATTGATGGTTCAAGTGCAGGTTCAGGAGATACTGAATAGAAATCTATGGGTGTAGCAAATTCACCAACACCAGTCAATGTGCTACCTGTGGTTGAAGGATCTTGTCGATCATTATCTTTAAAGTCATCAACAAAGAAACCTGACTTGAATCTATCAAGATTATCTACATCTCTTACTTGGAAAGTTTTAGTATCAAGTTCTAATAAAGAGAGTGAGGTAACAACTTCAAGATTTTCAATTCTATCCTCAAGTTTACCTATATCTCTCATCGTGTATCTGCGATTATCAATCACAGAAATTTTCGCATCATCTGTATTATAAAGATATGCTGGAAGTTCAATAGTTGCAATATCCATTGCATCTTCAACATTAATAGGAACTTTAGGATCATCAGATGATACACCTTTTATTACACTGATGATACCATTTTTACCTACTACAACCTTATCAATTCTAGGAAGATAGTATTCGTATCCGACTAAAGAACTCTCTTGTGGTGTGACTATGAGACTAGGATTTGATGATGATGAAAAATCTCTACTTGCAAATGCAAATGGTGATGCATTTGTTGCTGTAAATCTTTGAACTCTTGGTCTAAAATCGAGTGTGTCTGATGCTCTAATATTTGATAATATTGGAATATCATTTTTAAATGAATTTTCAGGATATGAATCAACTGTAAATACATCTCCTGTATCATCTGAAGGAACATCAAACCAATTAAATATTACAAGAAGTTGTCTTGATGGTTTATAATTATTTTTACTTACAATTCGTGAATAATCATAGAACTGATCTCTCTGACCTTTATCTAAATTATATTCTTGAGTAATATCTTGGAAGTTACCATTTCCTACAACTTGAACTGTTGAAACTATCTTAGATTCGTCAAAAGTAACTATCTCACCCACCGAGAATTTTGAAGAATTTAAATATGATATTTCAACCTTAGTTGCTGATGATCTTGTAACTACTTGAGCAACAGCACCACTAGATGATCCGATAACCCTTTCACCTAGTATTGATGCAGTATCTAGATTTAAACCTGTTGGAAATGTGATTGAATCTAGTGTTGGTGCAGATGTATCTAATGATTCATATATACCCACCACTTCAACGACATCTGGCAGATTAAGTGATATTGAACTATCTTCTACTCTTGTTCCAAAGTAAGTGCTGGTTGTTAAACCGCTAACAGCAGTAGAAGCTGCTGATACTGTTCCATTGACCGTAATTTTTTCACTTCTTATAAATTCTTTCTTTTTACTTGTAATACCGATTTTTTTAGCAGTGGTGTTTACAACTACATTTGACTGATTTATAGTAAGGTTAGTAAATTTAACAGTGTCTCCACCGTTGACGAGAGTTACTTGTTCAGATTTTAAATCTTCAACACCTCCACCACTGTAAGAGACATAATATCTTTCAGCATCAAATGTTTCAAATAATGCACTTGTAAGACCTACGTTTGCATTGCTAATCGCTATATTTAATTCACCTGTGGTTGCGTTTGTTGATTGACCTGTAACTTGTTTGGTTATGAGTAAATTTGAAGATCCAAGATTAAGTGTTGATATATTACTATCATCTATTTTAGCAAACAATCCACCATTTTCTGATACAAGAGGTGATCCAACAGTTATATTTGTTAGAACTGATGCACTTGGTAAATCACCTTCACATACTCCAGATACATCTTCAACTGCTTCGACCTTTGCAGTTGTAACACCCACACTCTCAACTCTGTTAAAACTTTCAACTGCCTGACCAGCAACAGGATATTTAATAATATCACCAACTTTCAAACTTGAAATTATCTTTGCCTTGGGACTTGTTACAACACCGTTTGTAGCAATTTGAACTTGGTCTGCAATACTTAAACCTTTTAATTGTGTTTTTTGGAGAACAACATCTCCTCCAAAATTAACACTAAATCCAGATAAACCACTAGTTGCCTGATGAACAGATTTTACATCACGAATACTGTTTATATCAAGTGACTGTATAGATCTTACTAGAGAGTTATCACCATTAATTAAAATTTGCTCTCCTACTATGAAAGTCCCCGAAGTTTGTGTTAGTTGAACATCAGTTGAATTACTCACAGTAGTTTCAACAAATCCTGTTGCACCACTACTCAAACCCTTCACAAATGATGTTGCAGGGCATTGTAATGGACTTAACGCCACATTTACAGTTAGATTTGTAAATGTTTGAACGTCATAAACATACAAATCATGTTCAGATGATGCATCTTTATATGGTGCGTCCGCTAAATTATGTGTATAAACTCTTGCAGTTCCAATTTTTGTTCCATTAGAGTTAGTATTAGAACCTCTTCTTTTATCATATAAATCAACAGTTAATGTTGAACCAACTTTTATTTCTGGTGTTCCATGAACATTATTTAATTTAAATCTTGTCCCAAATTCAAATGGAACTTGTGAAGCATCAATTTTCTCAACATCTCTTGGTTTATCTACATCAATTACTGTTGTTGCAATAGTTTCTACATCATACCCCTTTACATAAGCAGTTCCTGCAGATACTTTAACTGCCATCTGATCTTCTGTAGGTATATTTCCCTGATCAGTTTGCTGTCCCTCAAAATATACACCTTCATTTGACTCTCTATCATTCAATAATTCTTTGACCTCTACATCAAAATTTTCTAATGAATAATTTCCTGATTCATCAAAAGTTCTCTTCGCAAAGTAGTCTCTTATTAAATTATAATTAGACTTATTCTGTAGTTTCTTAATTTCACCATTATCAATTCTCATCAATTCAACGAATGACTTGTCGTCATAGTCATTCAATGCTTTTTTGGATAGAGTTGCACTTATCTTAAGTCTATCCGCACCTGGTGCAGCAAAATTTGAAAATCCTTTAGCATTATCATATAACGACTTATCATCTTTTGCTGATACAATTTCTTCAACAATCGTAAGACCAACACGATATGATGGTGAATTAGTATATGGATCTAATATTATTTCACTTGTCTCAACATCAACAAATGTTCCTCTAATAAAGAACACCCCTTGACCAACAGATGCTAAAGAACCAATTGCAGTTGCGTCATCTGATATAAGAGTCGCAACAGTTTCACCAGATGTTATTGTTGTATTTCCATATGTAAAAGTATCTTCTGTTATTAATACTTCACCGTCCTCAAAACTTGCAATGGTATTATCAGTTCCCGATTGAATATATTTTACATATAATGTAACATCTGTATATTCCGATGAGTCTGTAGGATCATAACAATCATTAAC